ATGGCTAACAAAAATGAATTGATTAGTGCGATCCACACCGTTGAAGGAAACAAGTATTCTCGGATTGCCAGCCTCATCATCGAGCATTACCTCTCGGGCAAGCTGAAGGAATCACTATTTCGTCACGGGTACGCGGAGGCTCAGACAGGATGGGTCATTGAAAAATTAGCACTATCCTCTAATATCGAGAAGTCCTCTGAAGACGAGAACTGGTATAGATTGATATCACCTACGACTCCTCTCACGTCAGTTGACGAGGCCGTTATTGGGACGTTCTCTCGAACAGGAAGGCATTTTTTTTCAGTAGAGTATAAAAATCTGCCTATTGACTTTAATAGAAAAAAATTCAATATAAAAGTGACTGAGCTTTTCCCACTTAACAAAACAACTTCAACTCCAACCCCCATTCCCTCGCTACAAACAAAACTAGACGCATACATAGCCGACAAGAATTTCACTACCGCACCCAACAGACTACTCACAAAATGGTTCCATCACTTTGATATCGATGATTTATATTTAGTTTTTCTTCAACGATGCATTATGAACTCAATGGAAAACTGCGTTGACATTGACGCAATTGCGTTATGCACAAACAAAGAAAAACTAACACTCCTTGAGTTTAAACGCAAGTACCCGGCATCTGGTGCATGTACGTTTCCCGATCGATTCACCAATACATTCCAAAACGTCTCCAGCGTTGTAGCCTATATTACTACAAAAATGAACGAGTTTAAAAATTCGCTAATAAACGTACAAGACTATGAAGAAAAATCAAAACTCCTCAAAAACAAATTCAACCAACTTTGCTCCAGCAAAAACATAAACAAATACAATAAAATCCCGGAGGAGTTTTATTGCGGCCTTGACTGGAGCCACTACCAAATACTTAAAATGTGCAACGAAGTCAATGTCACTTACAAATACTTAATCTGGAACTTCAATCCTTGCAACATAGTGCGCGAAGAAAAAAAATCAGAAAAATATGAGAATGACATACTAAACCAGCTTTTAGATCTTCAATCCTTTAAACATAAACACCATTCTTTTTTATATGCAACTCTAAGCCATACAGACGCAAAAGGATTAACTTTCACGGAAGGCTCAGATTCAGGGGCATTAACAAAAGATGTAAGGCTGCAAGTCATTTTCTCGCTAAAACCAAAGCAAAAGTCCACATTTGTTACCTGAGATATTCACCAGTAGGTTTGTCATGAGCTCACTGAATTTTCCGCAGGTATGCCTGGCACGCCGCCAACGCAATCAGTCCTCGGTCACCTTCATCGGTGATGCCGATAATTCGTTGAGCATGCGCTGGGTCAAGTTGGGCTCTTGTGGGACCATGAACCACGCCGCTGGTGGCGGTGGTGGCTGACACTGCGCAGCCATTGGTTGATTCGGTTGCGTCGAGTAGGTCTGACAGCCGCACATCAGCAGTGGCAAGACGGTCGCGCAGGCGACTTTGATCACGTTGGGCATCGCTCAGGGCTCGGTAATGGGTTTGTTCGCTTGCAGCAAGCTGCTGTTCGACAACTAGGCGCTTATCTTGCTCGACACGCTGTAGCGCGGCCGAGGCCAGGGCTATTTGATTGAGGGTGTCGCTGTGCAGTCGGGACTGTTCGGCGAGTTGTCGTCCGTAGCGCCAGTCTTGGGCATGCCAAGCCAATGCCGCAGAGCCACAGGCGACGATGACCAGCCCCGCTCCCACGGCGAAAAGCCTTAGCGGCGCAGGAATCAGGTCGACGAAACGCATAACACCGCCCTCGCCCGCTCCCACAGCTGCAGTCGATCTGCCAGACCATTCAGACCACCATTGATCTTGCGGGTGATCGCCTCGAACTCGTCTCGATCCGCGAGCGCATTCAGCTCGCGTACCCACCAGAACCATGCGGCCGACTCGGCAGCCCATTGGGGCAGCTCCAGCAGTTCCGGCGTGTGCAGCAAACGTTCGTCGCCGAACAGCGCCAAGCTGCAACGCAGGTAGTTGCTGTGACCGGTGATCTGGATCAGGCCGCGTCCGCGATAGCGCTGGCCATCCCCATCAGCTTTCGGGGTGTTGCCCAGTTTTACCGCCAGATTGCCGGTGTCGTATTTGGCCAGGTACTGCTCACCGCCCAACTCACGTACGTACTGCAGCTGGCCAGACTCGTGGCCCACCTGCGCGAGGAACGCTGCCTGGCGTTTTGGTGTGGTGATCTGCCGGTGGGTCATGGCTGCGTTCAAGGCGGAAACAAAAACGCCCGCTTGGCGGCGGGCGTTCGGCATGATGCGTTGTAGTTGCTGCTCGGTTATCGGCATTCGCATTGCTCCTGTTTTTTTCGGTGTTGTCGTTGGGCACTTATTGATTGAGCTGCACCACCTTCAAACTCTTTGTTTGTTTGATCTGCTTGCCTTTGGCCTTGGCTTTGCCTTGCTTGCCGCCGTTACACTCGACCGTGGTCGACCAGCCGGACTGGGTGTAAACCTGCTCGACCGAATCGGTCAGGTACTCGCCGTCGAGCCCGTCCTTGAAGCCTTGGGCATTGATCGGTCGCTCGGCGAAGATGTCCGTGCGCCCGGGCATTTCCAGACGCACGCCCGCACCAGAGCGGTTGAACGCGGCCAAGCGGGCCTTGGCCGCGGCTTGGGCGGCGGTTTTGTTGGGATAGATGTGCCGGTCGGTGTGTACCGCCGGCAGGCCGTCGGGCACGTCGTCGTTGTCCAGTGAGATCACGACCAGCTTGCCGTTCTTCTTGTCCTGATGTTTGGTCGCCACAGTCTTGTGCGCGTTGCGGTCCCCCAAGCGGAACTGCCAACGGCTGACATCACTGCGCGCGACGGTGATCGCACCGAAGACTTTGCCGCTTGCGCTCTGCCCGCCTTGACGAGGCATCACCAGCAGCTTGCCTTCAGCCACCTTGGCGGTGCAGTCGTATTGTTTGGCTAGGCGCGTGAGGAAATTGAAATCGGACTCGTTGAGCTGATCCGCCCGCACCACCTTGGTCGACACCGGACACACCGGCTGCCAGCCGTTGCGCGCCGCAATGTCGGTGACGATGGTCGACAGCGGCACGTTTTCCCAACTGCCACTGCGAATGGTCTTGCCGGTACCGCGCATGTCACTGGCTTTGCCTTTGATCACCAGCGTGTCCGGTGGGCCGGAGACCTCGATCTCGTCCACCACGTAACGGCCCGTGCGGGCCAGCGTCGTTTCGGCGTAGCCGAGATAGACCTCGATGGCGCTGCCGCGCGGTGGCAGCGTCACCTGACCATCGCGATCATCGATGCGCAGCTCGAACTCATCGGACTCCATCCCCGGCTTGTCCAGGGTGCGCAGTTGGATCAGCCGATCATTGATCAGGCTCGTGATATCGGCACCATTGGCAACGATGCGAAACCTCGGTGTCATGAATTTTTTCCAAAAAAAAGCCCGCACGTGGCGGGCAGAAAGTAAGGAGCTTGAGTAATCAAGCGGCACGAGTGTAGACCATCAATTCCACAGAGTGATGCCCGCTTCGGACGGGCTCGGCAGGTCCGGCAAAACGATCACCACGCCGGCCCGGTAGGGTTGAGGTTCATCGGCCAACCCCTGATTGGCGTCCAGCACTGCCTCGACGCTGCCCTTCAGATGGCCGTAAAAGTCGTGGCAGATGGTGTCCAACACGTCCCCGTCAGACGTTCTGCATGTCGTCGCCATAGCGGACAAACTCCAGAGTGAATCCTTGTTTGCGCGGAATCCCGCCGTGCATCAGCGCGCCCTGCTCCTCGTTGATATTTTTCAGGCACCAGGTGCCCATCACCTCGCCGTACCCCGTGGTCAGGGTTAGAGGCTTCAGTTGTGCACCGATGGTGCGCAACGTATCGAGTTGTTTGAGCCCGCCCTTGAAGCCGGGATAGATCGTACCTTTCAGGGTGATTTTCTCTTCACCCACGCCGACAGCCTGCTGTGCCGGGCGGCGTGACAAGCGTTCCTGCGAAGCCCAGCGAAACTCGGTCGAGCGCGTGAGTTCGTCGAAGGCGGCGGTGTCCAGGTTGAAGTAATACGGCTGGGCCTTGGCATCTTGCGGTTGGATGATGAGCAGGTGCGGGAACGGCTTCACCGCCTCCGGCGCTGGTGTGCCATCGGTAGCAAATGCGCTGGTCGAGACGATGTTGGCCAATGATGGGCTCACCTTGCCGGCGATGGTATTGATCGCCGTCGACGCCTTGGCCGCTTGTTCTTTCAGCGTGCCCATACGTTCCTGCACCTCGGCGGCCGCACGCGTGGCGCGGCCGTACGTGGCGACCACCTGACCGACCTTGGTCTGCGCCGCATTCACACCGCGCATCATGCGTTGCAGCTTGGCGCCCATTTCTGGCCCCACGAACGGGATGTTTTCCAGCTCGGCGGCCGCGCCGGTGATTTCCCGGATCGCTCCATTGACCGGGCCAAGCATGCCATCTGCATCCCGGCGCCCGGCCTCCCCGGCTTCGACCAGGTACTTAAAACCAGCTTGTAGCTGTTCCATGTAGGCCATGGACTCTCCTTACAAATGAGGGTCGTCGAACAGTTGGTTGGATGCACTCTGTTTCGCGGCGTCGGCCATCATCCGCTGCATGTGCGGCATCAAGTCCTGCGCGAGCCGTTGCGGGTCTTTGACATCCCCTTGCACGGTGACCGGCATGTTCAACGAGTACTGAAACTGCTGATCTACCTTGGTCGGTACCGGCTTCGCCGGTTCCTTCGGTTGAAGGACCATCGGTTCCGGTTTCGCCGGGACCGGCACGGCCAGCGCGCGAGCAACATCGCCCAACGCTGGACCCGGCGGCGTGGTCGGGGCGGCCATCAGCAATGCGCCGGACTCCCGTGATCCGCCAAAGGTGAGTTCCATGCTGGCCAGACTGGGCACCACCGGCCCCGGCCGAGGAGCCATCAGCAAGGGTGTCACCGGCGCCGAGGGTTTCGACTCTTCAGCACCGAACCACGACTTGCCTGCGACCCCGCCCAGGGCGGTGCCACCCAGGCTGCCCAGGTACGCCCCCACCATGCCGCCAATCGCGGTACCGATGATCGGCACCACCGAACCGATGGCCGCCCCGGCGGCGGCCCCGGCCATGGTGCCAGCCAGCGAACCCGCTGCCGCGCCGTAGCCTTCGGCCTTTTCGTCCTGCGTCGTGGCATTCTGGTACGTGTCGAACGCCATGCTGCCGGCTTCCAGCAGCGATCCGCCGGGGATGACTTTGCCCAGTTGACCCACCTTTCCGACCGCTCCTGCGACAACGCCGACCTTGGTCAGCATGTTGCTCGCTACCGGCACGGATGGGCCTGGCAACGGCACATGCGCCCGCGGCATCGGCGCTGCCGGTCGTGGTGCAGGGATCGGCACGGGCGGCCTGGGTACCGGAGCCGGCGCGCGCGGCAAGGGTTCTGCAGGACGCGGCCGGATCACCGGCGCTCGCGACGCCCCCCCTGAACGAGGTGGTTCAGGTGGCCGGCGTCGACGCGAAGAGCTGCGCTTGACGCCCCGTGTCCGCCGGCGATTGTCGAAGGGGCCACCGCCGCCCATGGCCGCCGCGTTCACCACGTACACCTTCCTGACGCTGCCGTCGTCCAGACCGGCTTGCAGGTCACCATCGACGGCGGCCTCTTTGGCGAGCGACACCACCTTGAGACCGGTCGCCACCAGGTCTAAACCGCCGGCTTTTTTATCCCCCTGCCCATCCTTTGTGTCGCTACCTTCCGACACGCCCTTGACCGCTGCCACAGCCTTCAGACCGGTTTCGACCAAGGACAGGGCCTTGCCGGCCTTGCCCTTGAGCTCGGCCCCCGGGGCGACCCGATCACCCGCTGCCGAGTTGGTGATAAAGACTTTCTGCACCTCATCGGACTTGCCCTTACCCAGCGTTCCGCGTGCCAGGTTGAACAGCCCTTTGCCAATTTTGTAGGTGCTGACCAACGTCTTCAGCGCCAGGAGCCCACCGCCGACCGCCGCGATACCGGCGACTACACCGGGTGAACTGTCCGACAACGCGGTGATGCCCTTGGTGACTTTGGTCAGTCCCTCGGCCACCGTGTCCGTCACCGGCCGCAGGGCATCGCCGGCACTGCGCAGGGCATCGTTCATCGCCTGCGTCGTTTCCGCCCATTTCTGCGACGACGATTCCCGCCGTTCGGCAAGGTTTTTGTCAAGGATGCCCGACGCTTCACGCGAGTCGCTTTTCAACTTGCTGTACAGCGCCTTGTTCTGCAGGTAGGCCGAGAGCGCTGCCTTGACCTGCATGTCGGCAAACAGATCACCGGTGCGCAAGGCTTCTTCCAGCGAGGCCATCATCGCCTTGGCTTTTTCCGGATCGGCCTGCTCGCTGATTTTCGCAGTGGCCTCGGCCATCAGTGCCGCCCGCTTCGGGTCGGTGGTCTGAATGTATTTCTGCGCCAGAGCCATGCTCGATTCCAGCGTCGACATACCGTTCTGCAAGCCAGTCTGCATCGAGGCTTTGTAATCGATACCGGCCTTTTGATAGGCCGTCACGGTATCGGTTGAACCGATCTTGCCCATCCAGTTTTTCAGGTTGTTCGCCGCCTCATCGGCACCGCCGGCGGTCTTCATCTGCACCTGCAGCATGGCGCCCAACTGCGTCACCGCGTCCATGCCGGTGATGTTCAGGTTACCCATGTTCGACAACAGCTCGGGAAACCAGCGCGCCATGTCGACCGCTTCAAAGCTGCCGGCCTGGCCCTGAAAGGCAATCGCTTCGAGCGCCTGCTGCATCTGATTGGCGTCGGTGATTCTGGCGTTCTGCCCGAGGGCATTGATCATCTTCGCCGTGTCGGCACCGTTCGAACCCTGGCCCACGGCAAACTTGGCCGCGACCGGGGCGTATTCCAGCGCCTTGGCCAAATCCATGCCGGCACTCACCAACTGGTTGACCACATCGGCGACGTCGTTACGCGCCATGCCGGTTTCGCGCGACGTCTCGATGATCGTCTGCGACATCTGTTTTTCTTTGGGATCGTTGGCAATGCCGGCCTTGATCGCAATGTCGCGGACAATCGCGCCAAAGTCCGCGCTGACCTTGGTGGCAATCGCCACCGTGGCCACCCCGGCCACAGCCTGGCCGACCGTGCTTTTCATCCCCGCCTTGCCGGCTTCGACTTGTTGATAGCCTTTGGCTTTGAGCTCCGCCTTGTTGGCCGTCTGGCCGAGCGAACGATACGCCTTGTCCAGCCGGCCGACCTCGACACCCTGCTTTTTCAGGCTGTCGAGATTGGAGTTCAAGCGCCCCAGCAGCTTGGACGCACCGGCGGCCCCGCTGTCGTGAGCCTTTTTCCATTCATCGCGCAGGCGAATGGTGTCGCCAATGGTGCGCTGCAGTACACGCGCCTTGTTGCCGTCGGTTTCCAGACGCTTGATGCGCCCGGTGACATCTTTGAACGCGGCGCCGACCGTCGAGCTGACAGCACCCCCGATCACCAACCCGAGGGAGAGTTTGTTCGCCATGTCATGACTCCCCTGTGCAGAACATTACCGGAAGCGGCTCAATCCGTGAGCCACCACACCATCTCGGAAAACGGCATCGACTGAATCTCGGCGGCGGAAAACCCGGTGTCCGCCGCGAGACGCTTCGCCACCCTTTTCATCACCCCTGGATCAAACCCCGTCGTCTTGCTCCAGGCGAAAATAACCGGCCTGCAAGCGGTTGTAGTCCACCACCTTGAGGCCCTCCAGGTCGGCAATGGCGGCGCTGGCCAGTTCTGCAAACAACACCAGTTCGCGCTGTTCATCGTCACCGCCTGCTGCACGATCAGCGGCGCGCACTTCGCGGACCGTTGGCGAACGCAGCGTCAGCTTGTCGACCTGCACGCCATTGATTTCGCTGGGACGCGACAGGCTGACCACAGCGTTTTCAGTCGTGACCGACAACCACGCCGGCAGGGATCTCGAATAGTCAGCGTGCGGCACCAGGTGCGAATACGCCGCCTGCAGGCGGCGATAATCCACCACCTTCAAGCCTTCCAGATCCTTGATGCCCGCCTCGGCCAAACTGGCAAACAGCTGCAGCTCGCGCTGTTCATCATCATCGCCAGCCGCCCGGTCCGCAGCGCGTACTTCGCGCACCAACGGGGCGCGTAACACCAACGCGTCGAGCTTCACGCCGTTGACTTCGCTCGGGCGGGTGAGCGTGACGACGGCGTTGTCGAGGTTGAGCGACAGCCAGTCCGGGAGCTTGTTTGGAGATTTCATGGTCATTCGGTTCTATTCCCTTAGAGGCCTAGCGCAGAGCGCACTTCAGCGAGTTGGTCTTTGCCATCGATCACCTGCACCCCGGCGATCATGTCGATTTCGTACATCACCCGGCCGTCGATTTCGAGCTTGTAGTAAACCGGTGCGACAGAGTGTTTGATTTCCGCCGGATCACCGGCTTTCCAGTCGCCGAGGTCGACCTCTTTCAACAGACCACGCAAGGTGGCCACCACCGAAGTGACGGTGCCCTTGTGCCCCCGGAACGCACCGCGGAACGATGCGTTGAAGGCCGAGCCATCGGCCAGACCGAAGTACCGGAGCGATTCACGACGCACCCCCTTGGTGACAAAGGACGCCTCCATCTTCTCCAGGCCCTGATCCATTTCGATGGCACCGGCCATGCCACCGCCACGGTACTCGTCGGTTTTGGTGGTCAGCTTGGGCAAGGTCAGGCTCGGCACGTCACCGGCAAAGTTGACGCCGTCGACGAACAGGTTGGTGTTGTACAAGGTTTGAGGAATCATCTAGCGCTCCTTAAGCGTCGAGGACTTCGGTCAGCCACTGATTGGTGACTTCGATCAGGAAGTTCGGGTTTTCCGCCGGCGGCACGTCGGTGAAACGGATGCGCCAATACACCTTGCCTTGCTCGATCTGGCTGGCGGAGTTGAGTTCGGTGTCGGCGAACACTTCAAAGTTGATGATCGCTCCGGCGCTTTTCTGATCGCGCATGAACGCGTCCACGCCTTCGGTGACTTCCTTGACATAGGTCTTGGTGATCGAGCGGTCGACCGCCCATTTGTGCCCGGCCTGAATCGCATCCATGAGGATGTCGCAGGTGCGCACCCGGGTGATGAATGCCCACTTCGGGTCACTGGAGCAGGTCCGGTTACCCCACAGGCGATACCCGCCATCACGGATAATCGTGGTGATGTTCGCGCCGTTGAGCAGGTTGGCCCTGCAGGTCTCGTCCCCATCCAGGTATTCAATGGGCCGGGTGGTACCGGTGATGCCGACAAACTCTTTGTTCGACGGCGAGGCCCAGTAGCCGTAGTTCGCATCAGTCCAGGCAAACAGTCCGGCGACCCAGGCCGAACCCGGCGCATCGACGGTTTCGCTGGCGATGGTGTCCCAGTACTGCACGCCAGGATCGACCAGAAAAACGCGCTTGCTACCGAAGTTCTCGGCGTATTCCATCACCGCCTCATCGGTGGTGTTCGGCCCGTCGACGATGGCGATGGCGCGTAGCTTGCCGGCCAGGCTGTCCATGGCCGTGGCCACGGCCTGCTTTGCCGAGTGTCCCGGGGCAACCAGCAGCTTGGGCTGGGCGTTGTGTTTGCTCTTGCCGTCCAGCAACGCCTGCAGACCGGTGCGCTGACCCGAGGCCAGCACGCCGCCGATGATGGCTGACGTTTGCAGGGCGGCGTCCTCAAGCTTGGGCACACCGACCGCAACAATCACGGCCTTGGCCCGTGCGTAGATCGCCTGCGCGGCTCGGGTGATCGCCGCGTCCGCACCGAAGGCGGCAATGGCTTCGCGCTCGCTGGTGATCAACATCAGCTCGCCGGGCTTGGCCGTGCCACCGCCGACCAGGCCCGGGGTGAAGGTGTCGCACAGACCGATGATGGACGATGACGGCAGTGCGATTACACGGGCGCCGTTGTCGATCAGCGAGGTCGTGACGCCATGGAAAAAACCACTCATAAAGGTCAATCTCCAGAAATGAAAAAGCCCCGTGTTCGCGAGGCTATGGGTGTGGGTGCTGCTCGTTGCGGAAAAGAAAACGCCCCGTCAGTGCGGGGCGTTTATCGAAGTTGCTCGACGATCCATAAAGGGATTTCCGGCCGGTTCTCTTCAACAGGGAATCCCGGTTGCACCGGCCAATCACGCAACTCCTGCAGGTAGCTCAACAGCTTCACGAACTGCTCAGGCGTGATTGAGGTTGGGCGGTTGAGATCCAGCTCATCTCGGTGACGGTCGCGCAACCACTGCACACGCAGAATTTCGGCGTCGCGCCAGGCTCGCTCCAACTCGGCCAGGTCTTCGGGTGGTGGGTCGATCAGGATCGGCAGGCCATCAGCGTCATGACTGCGAATCTTGCCCGGTGCCGAGTTGGCCAGGACCTCCAGATATCGGGCTTCGGCGATTTCCCGAGCATCGGGTGGCATCACTGGGTGGATGCCATCTAGATAAGTGGTAAGGGTCGTTTGGCTGTAATAGCGCTTCATTGCTCAGACTCCAATAGCCAGCACACGGGCCGGCGTATTGATTGCCCCCCAGTTGTACAAATTCACCGCGACGGTCGACACACCGCCAGCAACAACATTGCCGGAGGATGAGTTCCCGGCGCTTCCCAAGGGGGCGGCAAGTGCCCAAATGCAGCCATTAGGGAAAGCAATCGGCCAATAGGCTGCGCCTGTCGCGCCCGGCGCAATCGCTGCAGAACTCGTCCATTGAATGATTAAACTGCCTAGCCAGGTGGGAAACACGACATAACCTTGTGCGTTGAAGCTCACCGCAAAACCCATACGTAACTTGTAGGGTGTGACTATTACGTCATCGCCAGAGCCCGCATTCACCTGCGTTAAAGTGGCTATTCTGGCCCATCCAAACGCAGCCTCTGTAGCCTGGCTGACAACCTTGGCAATGGCCTGGAACACACGCAGCGGTGTCATTGGCAAGGTGTTATCGGCGCCAGTTTCCGCCTGCTGTTGAGTCGGCAGGACAACGCCATAACCACCCAGAGTGGTCGGTTTGCCAGTAGTAATCTTTGCCCAGTCCAGCACCGGGACATCCGCGGCCACCAATGCCGCCCCTACGGTAACGCGACCGTATTGATCGACCGTGACTTTTGGGTAAGTGCCAGCGGCCACGCCGCTAACCGCCAGCGACACCTGATTACCCACCACGTCGACACCCGCACCGGCGGTGACGGTACCCGCGCCGGCGAATTGCGACACGGTAACGGCAGTTGTCCCCAGCGTGCCGCCCGGGTCGATGGTGCAGACCCAGCCGGTGTCAGCGTTCTGTGCCCCCTTCTCGACAAAAACAAAAGCAGAGACCAGCTCATTCCAGGTATCGGCATCGCTTGAGCGGGCCCAGGCACCGGCCGCACACAAGTACAAGCCGTTTTGGCTTGCTGTGGTCTGGTTTTTCACCAGAACACGGGCACCGGCGGTTACTGAGATGCCGTCGATGGTCTGCGTACCTGACAAAGCAATGTTCGCGGTGGTCGCCACCAGTACCGAGGTTTTGATATCGAGGCCGCTGATCAGGTTGTCGACGTACTGCTTGGTCGCAACATGCAGCGCGGCAGTTGGGTCGGCTGCCAGGTTGATTTGCGCCCAGGACGGCGTCGCGCCGCTGTGGATCGACTGAGGGAGCGAAAACACCACATTCCCCGTGGCGCCTGACACGATGACCTGGTTGGCGGTGCCCACAGCCGACAAGACACCGGTGTTGGTCAGCGTCGGGTTGCCCGCGACGCCGTCACCGTTGCTGACGCTGAGGCCCGATCCGGTCGCAATGCTTCGGGCGGCGGCCGTCCCTGGCCCCGTGTTGGCATAAAGCCCGGTAGCAACCAGTGCGGCCAGCGCCGTCAGGTCGGAGTCCAGTGGTTGCGCATCGGTGATGCCATAACCACCCAGCGTCGTCGGTTTGCCCGAGCCAATCTTGGCCCAATCCAGTGCCGGAATATCAGCCGCTGCCAAGAGTGCCCCCGCCGTTGCTCGCCCGTACTGGTCGACAGTGAGCTTGGGGTAGGTGCCAGCCGTGATGCCACTGGCACTAAGCGACACTGTGGGGTTGCCTGCCGCCGCATCACCATTGGTGACCGACACACCGGCACCCGCCACGATGCTGCGTGCCGCAGCGGTACCGGAACCGGTTCTGGCGAGCAGGCCGTTGACGCTGATGGCAGCCAATGCGGTAAGTTCCGGATCCAGTGGCTGGGCATCAGTGATGCCGTAAGCGGCTAACGTGGTCGGATTGGTGCCGGCCATCACGCGGCCGTATTTGTCGACCGTGACACTGCGGTAGGTGCCGGCGCCGATTCCGGTACGCCCACTGATCATTTCGAAGCTCAGCGACGTGGTACCCAGGACGATCGGCGCATCGGTGATCAACTGCCAGACGCTGTCGCCGCTGAGGGTGCCTTGCTCGACATGCACGAACAGACCGGGGGTGACTTCGACACTGGCGTCGGCATCCGCTGCTCGGGACCAGGCGCCGGTGGCCGAGAGGTAAATACCATTGTCCTTGGCAGCGGCCTGATTTTTGACCAGAACACGGGAGCCCGCCGGGACGGCAGTGCCATCGATGGTCTGTACACCACTCAGGGTGATGGCGGCCGTGGTGGCAACCAGTACCGAATGCTTGAAGTCTTGCTTGTTCAATTCTTCCAGCACTTTCGCATCGACATAGGCACGAGTCGCCAGCACCACGCTCGGATCGATCTTCAGTTCGACGTTGCTGGAGTTGCTGACGATCATGTTCATCCGCACGATTTGCGTGCGCCCGGAGCCCTGCGCAAGCAAAGGCTTGAACGACGGCGCGCAGTTGGCGATGGCCACCAGGTCATTGTCTGAATCGTACAGGCCGATCTCGCGAATCCACCAGCCGCCGACGTCCTCCGGTATGACTTGCTCGGCGATGATGATCGCCGCGTTCGTCGGGTCCAACTTGAGTTGATTCAAAGGGGCACGACGGCGTTCGTTGATCAGGGCCGTCTGTGTCGCAGAGGGCTGCGGGTCGGTGCCGTTGGCGTCGCCGACTGCCATCTGGGTGATTTTCCACGGTATCCCCAACGCGTCGGCTTTCGCCTGTTTGGCGACGCCGACGTTGGTGAGGATGGCAAAAAACTGTGAGTTCTGGTCGATCATGAGTAGACATCCAGGGTATCAATGATGTGGTCGCGACCGCCTCGGCCGATTACGCCGCTGACTTCAATGTCACGTTGAATGGGCGGATAGACATCGATCTCGTCGCCCTCATGGACGGCGACATGAATGTTCAATGTGCCTTGCGTTTCGAGACTGATGGCCAAGCCGATCAGGTGCCGGGTTACGGGTTTGGCGTCGTCGATCAGGCGCTCCAGCTCCTGATACATTTCCTCGGTGATGCCGGTGTCGAGCACGCCCACTTTCAACGCAAACGTGCCGGGGACACCTTCGGGCTGGGTCTGGAACCACTCAATCACTTCGATCAGGTAGCCCAAAGGCTCGACCACACGACGCAAGGCACCGATGGTCCCTTTGTGCGCATGGATGTAGTAGGACGCCTTGATCGCGGCACGCTTGGTTGCTTCGGTCCAGCGGTAATCCCAACGGTCCACCGACCAGGCCCAGGCCAGGTGCGGCAACAAATGCACCGGGCAGGTGTCGGCGTTGTAGAGGTCACGCAAGGGAATAATGGTTTGCTCGTAAAGCGCGGCCTCCATGGCCCGCTCCAGTGGCGTACTGTTGATCGGCAAGAGACTTTTCATATCGTCCCTGCCAACTTCACGGTGAATCCGGTGCAATACGCGCCCTGCGCCTTGGTGGGGGCCAGGTCAACCCAGTCAACCAGCTCAACCCGGGACACACCGGCGACATGCAACTGGGCGTCGACCGCTGAACGGGCCACTTCGACACCCAGGCGCTTGCGTGGATTGATCCAGCCACTCAGGCGACTCTGTGCCTCAGCCAAACTGGCATCGGCTTCCGGGCCGGCGCCGGTCATGTGCAATATGGCGTCAATGCGATAGTCAATGATCTGCGCACTTTGTACCGTGACCCGATCACACACCGGCCGCACATTGTCGTCATTCAGCCCCGCCGCCACGGTGGCCAGGAGTTCGGCGCTCGCCTCACCCTTACCCTCCGAACTCAGCACCGTGACCGTGACATAACAAGGTTTCGGGCTTTCTGCCGTGGCGTCCGCCACCAGTCCTGAGGCGTTACGCGCATGCAGGATGTAACTGTTACGCGGGCCGGCGGTGGTCAGGCCTTCATAGGCCAACTGGATGCGCTCGCGAAAGGGGTCGTCTTCCTCTTTGACTTCGGGTACCGGCGGAACCGCCAGCAGATCCTCAAGCTGAATGACCAGGCGTTTGAGATTGACGTTGGCCCCCAAGTGGTCGAGGTCACTGCCCTTGGCGTGCGCCAATAAAAGCGCCTTGCCGGCGTCGTTGACCCGGGCGCGGTTGCCGACCTTGTTGTAAGCCCCAACCTCCAACACCTTGGTGACCGGGTCGCTTTCCAGCGCCGCGCTCCAGTTGTCGTCCATGTACCCACGAAAGACACCCAGACCTTCCTCGTACACGACCTCGAAATCTAACGGCTCCAGCACACTCGGCGCAGGCAGCGACGACAGATCAACGATGCTCATACGCCCACCTCCAACAAAACGCCGTCGCCTTCATACTCGCCGGCGATTTTCAGATTGATTTGCCCGCCTATCACCGAGAGGACACGCACATGGTCCAGCTTCAGGCGTGGTTCCCACTGGCCTAAGGCCCTGGCCGCCTCGGCTTGCACGGAGCTTTTCCAGCCCTCGTTGACGGGAAGGTCGACAAAGCGGCGGAGGTTGCTGCCATAGGCTGCGCGATGCCGGCGACTGCCCAGCGGGGTGCCCAGGATGTCCCCGATGGATTGGCGCAAATGCTCGATACCGGAGATGGGCTGGCCGGTGTGGCGATCCATTCCGATCATCAACGCTACTCCTTCAGCAACTCGAAATCGTCGTGGGCTTTCAGAAACCGGATGGCCTCGCTGTCGGCGCTCGGCACCTCAACCATGGCCTTGGCCACCGGCAGGCTGCGCTCGGTTTCCGGCAGGATCAGCAGGCGCGAGGTAAAGACCTTGTCGCGAAATTTCATCAGCGTCGGGCCCGGCGCAGCCAGCGTTTGCAAGACAGGTTCGGCTGCCGTTTGGGGGACGTTGGTGGGCACATCAGTCTTGGCCATGTGTTTGCTCCAGGCATAAAAAAGCCCGCGTATCGCGGGCTGTAGTGGATTGCATTTAATGCGTGTGATGGTTGCTGTTACCGCCGGCATCGATGATCGAGCCGTCACTGGTGATGTTCTGGGTGACATGTAGCGGACCGTCGATGTTCACCGCACCTTCCAGGTTAATGTTCGCACTGGTTACCTTGACGGCGCTGTCGGTGACCACCGCTTCGGTACCGCCGACTTGAATGTTCACCGTACCCGTGGGCAGCGTGATGCTGTAGCTCTTGGCTTCCCAGTCATAAACCAGCGAACCACCATCATCGAAACGCCAGACTTCCACGTGATCGCGGTTGTCCGGTTGGCCGCCGGCATCGCCATACAACCCGGGAACAAAGGTGCCCATCCCGGCCTGGCCGCTGGGATTGATCAGCACCCCCTGCTCACCCAGGCTCGGCGCGCGCCAATGTCGCGCCTTGCCCGCCGCCAAGCTGTGCCAGCGTACCCACGCACTGACCCAATCACCGGACTGCACACGGACGGCGGCCGCGGCCAAATCGACACCGACCACCACGCAGGGCATCAGCATGGCGGCAATCATGCGGTCGTGTTCAGCGAGGGCATAACTCATGGCACGTTGTCCGCCGGGAAGAATTGCTCCTTGGGATCATCATTCAAACCGAACCACAATGAACCTGGAGGTTCATCTGGCCATGGCCACTGCTGCGGACCGAGGTAGATCTGCTGATCCCACTCCACCAGCCAGACGGTGTAACCATCCAGCTCCGGCCGGGTCCAGTCTTGCCCGGCTTGGATGAACTGCGCCGGCTCGACTTCCAGACCCCAGGTCTGTGCTCGCAAGATCAACGCCAACTGAGTAGCCAATTGCACGGCCTGTTGATGGTGATGTCGCTGGATCGAGTCAACGACGATGCGCGCCTCGAACTTGCACACCAGCGTGGTTTCGCCGGTGCCGATGTCGGTCCCGGGTTCGAACTCGGCCATCTCCAGAAACACCGCCGGCAGCGCCACACGGTCCTGAATTTTCGGCCACGCGGTTACCTCGCGCACGCCCGGCAATGCAGTAGCCAGGTGCTGTTCGATGGACCGGTAGAGCTGGTCCAGGCTAAAGGGCTCTTCCGACACGTCATCACCCCTTCAGGTACTTGTGCAGTTCAAAGTTGAGTTCCTGTTGCAGAATCTCCATCAGGCGCTCATCGGCCTTTCGCACCCAGGTTTCGAAGTGCGGTCGCGCCTGTTCCAGGGAAACCTTGGCCTTGGCCAGCGGGAAACGGCTGTCGTTCTCCGCGATCCAACCCGAGCTGGCACCGCCCCGTGCGCTGACGGTGCTGTCGGGGTAGTCGTCCGGGTTGAAATGCTTGCTCGCCGTGCGAATCCAGATGTCAGGCTGGTTGCCGTAGACCTTTTTGAGGAAGGCGCCCTGATAGCGGCGCCCGGCCACCGACACACCGCTGCCCGTCTGCCGAGCCCGGCCGATCCGGCTGGACTCGATGGCGTTCAAGCCGAACCACAGCTTGCCGCTCGTGGCCCCGCCGGTGACCGGGTAACTGCGCAACCGCTGACGCACGGCTGCCACGGCGATGCGCTCCTGTCGGCTGACCGCCCGGGCAATGTGCGTGCGCAACCAGCCCAACGTTTTGTTGATCGCCCGGCGATGCGCGGCAGCGGCCGCTTTTGGCACCGCCTTCGCGAGTTCTTGGAACGCCTGCAGGTCGGCCGACGAGGTCTGAATGGAGATCATCCCGCCGCCAGCCGAGGGCTTGAAGTGGCTACCGACACTCATGCGCGCATCCTCAAGATCAGGGCGACCAGGCCGTCACCGCTCGGCTCCAGCTGCAACAGGTCGTAATCACCGCCGCCGTCCAACGCCGGCAGATCGACACTGACCAACATCCCCTGTTCTAGCCCCGCCGAATCGCTGACGCGGATCTCGAAGCGTGGTTCGCGCAGGCCGGTGTTGAGCTTGCCGAACTTCGGTTGCAGCCAGGGGGCCGCGAACATGCCCAGGACGGGTTTCTCGCGGCCTTCGATCCGCGCACTGTCGCCGAGCGTTTCAAACACCACGTCATCGATGTCGTCGACCAGGTCGCGAAAGGCCATGCTCAGAGCTCCAGCAGGATCTGCGCCAGTGGCCGCGTGCACAGGTGCAGCGGGTTGGACTGGGCCTCACCGGCCATGCCCTTGTTGAACGGCAACGGCTCGATCTTGCTGTAGTACGGCAAGCCCTCGGTGTTCACCGTTTCCATGTAGTCGGCCGGGGCAAAGGTCGAGATGTACAGATCCGGCACGCCTTCCGGAATTAGCAGCGCCTTGTCGTCGTGCACGAACGACACGCCTGCGACCTTGCCGCGATAACGCTCCCAGACGATGCCACCGAACTCGAAACTTTCCCGGGCATCGCCACGCAGGGCCGCCGCCTGTTGCGTGTTGAGGTAGGTTTGCGTGACCGACTTGTGGCTGATCAGCTTGTTCCAGAAGTTCTTGCCACAGAAAGCACGGGAGCCGGAGCTGGTCACGCTGCCCAGCGCGTCCTCCTGCATGTCCAGCGCCTCACCGGCACGTACGCGCACATCGGTTTCTGGGTTGTTTAGGCCCATCGTCAGTTTCTTGCGGTTCACGCCGAACGACTTGTAGATGTCGAGCAACACGGTCGTGCCGTCGGCATCCAGCACCTGGCCGTTGAGCGCACCCATGCGCTGGAATTCGTGTGTAGCGTCCAACTGCCGCCGCGCTTTGGCCAGACGCTTGTTGACCACGTCCTGCACCGATTGCAGCTCAGTGCGCGTGCCGAATGCGCGAATGCCTTGGATCTCATCGGCCTTGATGGTGAAACGCTCCGGCAGGTGCACGGTGTTGAACGGGATCAGTTTGCGCTTGCTGCCACCGACCACCAGGCCCGAGGTACCGCGCTCACCGGCCGGTACCAGCGCGAGGGTGTCACCGTCTTTCTCGATCTGCACGGTCAGGGTGGTGATGCCCTCTTCGCGGAACAAGCCGAGACCGCTGATGCGTCCCGGCAGGTATTCCTGTTCGTTGATTGCAGCGGTCAATGCGGGGACGCTGAAAGCGTCGTCTTCAAAAATGGCGATATCGGCCATGGGTACTCTCCAGAAACGAAAAATCCCGCACGCGGCGGGATGCATAAACAGGGATGAACGACTTAGCGGACGATCAGAAAATGCGTGGACAGGGCTTTTTCAGCGGCCGGATCGAGGCCGGTCAAGTGGGCTTCGCTGACCTCGGCCAGCCGCACCACCGCGCGACCACGACGAACCACATCCGACTCGCCGAGTGGGCCATACAGGATCGCGATGGCGTTTTCCGTACCGTCTTCGGCGGTCGGCGCGTAGGGCGCAAACTCGTTGGTGGCGGTAACCAGGCCGAGGATCTGCCCCGGCTCCAGCGCGGGGCCGGCCGCGACGTTGATCGCCTCGCGGGAAATGTTGCCGGCGCCTTCGGACAGCAGGAACTCGCCCGCATGCATCGGTTCTAGTTTGAAGGTCATGCTCTTGCTCCTTTCGAGGATTGAGATTGCGCAGCCTGACGGGCGGTCCAGATCGAGGACGCATCGGGTTGTTTGGCTTTCACGGCGGTGACCGGGTCTTCGTTTTGCGGCAGGCTGTTGTCGATCTCAAAGCCCCCGCCGCTGCCAACCAGCCTGTCAAACAGACGGGCACGTACAGCGCCGGTATCAAGCCCGGCCTTCACGTATTCCACCGCGCATTCCGGCAAGCGGGCTGCCACACACAGGTCGCGGATCGCTTTAGCCTGCGCCAGTGCAGCCTGGACAGTGGCCTCATCGGCCAATTCGGTGGAGGCAATCAGCGGCTCGATCAGGTTACTGATGCCGGCTTGATTGCAGGACTGGGTGATCAGCAACGCCAGCTTCGTCGAATCGAGCACCGGCGCTGTGGGCTCGGGGTTTTCCACCACCGGTTCGATGGGTTCGACCGGTTCAGTGGGCTCGCTGAGTTGATCGAGCAACGCCTTGGGCGTGTGCTTGTACTTCTGCATCACCGCGCCCTGCCCCAGACAGGCTTTGATCTGCACACCGTCGCCAACCTCGTCGGCCAGACCAAGGGCAACCGCTTCGCGGGCAGTGAGCCAGGTTTCGGCATTGACCAGCCGCCGCAGCTCGACCTCGTCGATGTCCGGCGCCTTGGCCTTGTACGCCGCGATGATCACTTCCAGTGCCTGATCCAACGCCGTGGCGACCTTGCGCAGATCTTCGGCACCGCCCGAGGCGTAGGTCCAAGGGTTGTGGATCATCAGCATGGCGTTTTCGGCGACCACCACACGGTGCGCGCCACACACAGCGACACTCGCCGCGCTGGCCGCCAGTGCATCAACGCGGCCGGTGCAGCGCTCCCCCAAACGCGACAAGGCGTTGTGGATCGCCAGGCCGTCGAACAGGTCGCCGCCGATGCTGTTGAACGCCACCACAATCGGCGAGGTGCCATCATCCAGCGCCGCCAGGTCCCGCACAAACTGATTGGCGGTGATGCCCCAGGTACCAATCTCGCCATACACATAGACTTCGATGGTGCGCTGATCGGCTTCGCCACTGGCTTTGAGGTTGTACCAGTGTTTGTCCTGGATCGACGGCTGGCCCTCCAGCTTGTTGAAAATCCGCAGGGATGGAAGCAGTTTCATGGTTTCTCCTGATCGTCGGGATGGGTGTCGACCTCGACGAGCGTTCGGTAGTTGAGGCCCAATTGGCGGGCACGTTGGGCGTCGGCGGCGTTTTCCGCGTCGACCGTCTCGGCGTCGTAACCGGTGCGCAGGCACATCTCGCTGCGCGAACCGAACCCGGCGTTAACCTCCAGCATCCGAGCCTGCACGTCCTGCACCGGCTGGATGTAGGCCCAGCCTTGCGGTACCCAGCGTGTGCGCAAAAACTCACGACGCCGCGTGGCGTAGTCCGGCAGTTCAAGGACGCCAGCCAGCACCGCCATGTCCAGCCAAGCGGCACGAACTGGCCGGCAAAGCTGGTGGATGTAGACGTTGAATTGCAGTTGTTCGAGCCGGCGCCGGAACTCGTTGAGCACCACCCGCAACGCCCGGTCGTTGATGCCCTTCATGTCACCGGTGAGGATCTCGTATGGGGTGTCGGTGCCCGCCGCAGCGGCCATCAGTTGCTGACGCATGAAGTCGGGGTAGTTGTTGCCGGCATCGGGAGGCTTGGAGAACTCCACCTCCTCCCCGGCGCCCAGCTCCTGCATGGTGCCCGGCTCCAGGGCGACCATGGGCGTGAAGCCGTCGCGGTCGGTGGTGATCAACTGACCGGTGACCGGATCGCGCGGTTGTGGCCCCATGTCCTGCGATGGCCGTTTGATGAAGCCGGCAAACAGGTTGGAAACCTCCTGCCGGAACAACACCGCGTCGTCATAGTTATCCAGGCTGCGCAAGCGCTTGAGCACCGGCGACATGCGCGGTACGCCGCGTAGCTGGCCCGGCTCCAGCGGTTCAAAGATATGCAGCACCTGGCTGGCCGGCACCCGTACCAACTGGTTGTAGCCGCTGTTGAGCGACGACGCGTCACGCGGGTGCGCACGGTACATCCAGTAGGCCACGCGTTTTCCGGCCGGGTTGAACTCGATGCCGGCGCGAATGATGTTGCCGTCGCGGGTGGCTTCGAACTTGTCGTGCGGCACGAATTCCGGGGCCAGCGTCTGCAATTGCAGCGGCACCACCAGCCCTTCCTCCAGACCACGAGGACGCAGCCGGACAAAACATTCGCCCGCGGTTTCGACGGTGCGCGCCACCAGTGCCTGCTGACCGTAGAAGTCGCACAGGCCGTCGGCATCCGACTCATCAACCCAGTCTTCCCAGAGCTCCTGCAACAGGTTGCGCAGCGCTTCGTCCTTGATCTTCGGGCGCGGCGTGATGCCTGTCCCGATCAGATTGCTGACCCGCTTGTTGATGGCGTTGGCCGCATACGGGTCGTTGCGTACGGCCGCCCGCGAACGCGCTCGCAGGTTACGCAGCGCCGGGGTATTGATGCTGTTGATGCCGTTGTCAGTGGCATCCCAACTGGCCGAACGGCGGCCCTCCCCGGCGCCTTCGTAGCTGGCCTTGATGTTGGATGGCAGCAAGAATCCGCTACGAGACAGCGCCGGAAAGTGTCGAGCCATCAGATTCCCTTGCCTCCATGACTAAGCCGCACAACCCGCGAACGGGGGCCGGCAGCGCTTATCAACGAACTGCGGATCTCTTCGCGAGCCCGGAGCAGTTCGTCGACGGTGCGGTATTCCACCGTGCGGTCGCTGTAGCGCACGGTTTTTTCACCGCGTGCGATGGCGCGCTCGATGGCTTCGAGGTGCTTTTGGGTAAAGGACATAGTGAAATTCCACTGAATGAAGGAGAAACGAGTAGGAACAGCACCCTTGTTGTAGCTACTCTCAACCATCACTTTCTTGGCATAGGTATCTAAGTGACGAAATCAAACATTGAACGCTTCGATGAATACGCAGGGCGGATTTTCGCCCATCTCTATGCAACATTTCCGATACGAGTGAAGATCGGCGACTTTCAATTCATGCCCGAACCCCCAGCAGGCGAGCATTTCGACTTCGAGCTGTATTCAGAAGAGTCAAAGTTTGTTGAGTCCACAATTTTATGGCTGAGGGACGCCGGCTATATTTCAGGTCGGGTCATTGCACTTGGGTTACTCGACGCTGTGCTTACGACCAAAGGTTTGGAGGTTTTGAAGGCAACTCCCTCCAGCTTGGCTAACGGCCCCACTCTGGGTGACCGAATTACCGAGGCCGTGCAAGAGGGAGGTAAAGAAACCTTGCGCGGCCTAGTCTCTGAAGCTTTGGGGATTGGTGCTCGCCTACTCAGCCCACTAGTTGGACTTTCCTCATAGCTATCTCCGTTTTAAGTATCCACTGGTAGAACTGCGGCGTTGAGGTGACGGTACTGCTGGTCGCAATTGCACGATTGGGGCAACAGGTAGAGGAGCCGATTGCGCAGCAGCTGGTGTTGCTGGGGCGGTGAGGTGCTCGCCCCGAATAGGCTTAATGCCCGAGGCATCATCGAATAACCCCGACTGCGCCAGGGACTGCCGCACCCTTTCCCAGTCGTGCTCCTTGTAGCGATTGAGGCCCAGGTAATGCGCCATGGCCAGGCAATACACCATCAGGTCGAGAGCTTCGTTGCGCTCGGCCTTACCCTTGACCCATTCGATGCGCTTGTGGCCACGGATGTAGCGTGCGACCTTGCGTTCCGCGACGCATTGATCGAAGAAGTCGTCGGGTAGGTCGTTGGCGAAGTGCAACGCACCGGGACCGCCTTCGAACGGGTAACGGTTGTAAATCCAGTCCTTTGCCGTGTCGGTACCGACGAACCACAACTCAGCGCCGTTGCGTTCGGTCTGACCTTTCCAGGTGACGTCGACCATGGATGGACGCTGAGCAATGACCGGCTTGCCGGGTTTGCTCGCGCCCTTGATGGCGAACACGTTGCGCCAACGGCGGACACGGCAGAACTGGTAGACCTCGTCGGTATGGTGACCACCGGAGTCGACCGCGACCGCCAGAATGCCGAGGCCGACGCCGCACGGGTGGCGATATTTGGCCTTGAGCAATTCATCCAAGGCGGCCCAGGTTCGCTCGTCGGCAGGGTCGCCCGAGACGATCTGGTAATCAATGACCCAGCGCTCCATGCCGATGCCCCAGCCCATGGCCATGAACTCCAGGCGATTGGCCTGAACGTCGACGGCACCGGTGATCATCAGCACCGCCGATGGCATCGACCCCAGCCCGAAGAGTTCCAAACGTGCCCGTGCTCGCAGCACATTGGCCTTGGTCTGCTCTTGTGCAGCGTCCCAGACCTTCGCCAGCCGGGTGTTGTAAAACACCTGCATGGGCTCAAGATCACCTTTGGCCTGAGCCTTTTTGGCTTTCTCGAATTGCTTGGCCAGTGACCTCCAGTCCATCCAGCCGAGCGGCGAATACAACGCGTTGAGGTGGAAGCCAACCGTCTCGCCGTCACCTTCGGCGTGGGCACGCCACTCGCCATTGGCGAGCATTTCGCCCTTGTGGAACTCTTCGATCAGCACATCACAATCAGGAGAGTTGCACTGGTAGTGCACCACGCTAAAGTCTTTCGAGTAATGCAGGTGCTCCCATTCCAGGGTTTGCATATGCCCGCAGTGTGGACACGGCACGTAGTAGTATCGTTGGTCGCTGCCGTCGAACAGATCGGAAATGCGCGAAGCACCCTTGATCGTCGGTGAGCTGGAAAAGTAGAACTTGGCGTTACGGCCGAAGGTGCTGCCTCGGGTTTCCGCCAGTTCGATGGGGTCGCCTTCTTCGCCGATGTCCACTTCCCAGCGGTCAATCTCATCGCCGTACACGTAGCGTGCCGACAGCTCCGACAGGTTGGCTGCCGAGCCCGCTGTCGTGACGTATAACGTACCGCCTTCAAATTCCTTGGTGTCCATGGTGTTGCGCGAATCCCGCGAGCGGCTGGCTGCCACGCGCTCACGCAACACCGGTGTCGCTTTGATGGTTTTGCCAATCCGCGACGACACCCGTTTGGCCAGGCCCAAACTGGGCAGCAGCGCCAGGATGTTCGACGGCGCCATGTGCATCAGGCCGCCGATCCAGTTGAGACCGATCTGGGTTTTCATCAGCTGCGACGCGACCATGGTGATCACGCGCTTGCAGGGATGAGCCGGCGACAGGCAGCGCATTGGCTCGCGGGCGTACGGTGTACGTGAGGTGCGGTACTGGCCGGGCTCAGCGGCGCCGGTGTCACGCGGGATGCGCATGTACTCATCGGCCCACTGATCGATCCAGACATCCGGGTCGGGCCGCAGCCCACGGAAATACGCCTCGCGGTACACCTCTGCACCGTCAGGAATATCCGTAGGCATAAGGTCAACTCGTGGTCAGTGCGTGTTCAAGGTCTGCTGAAGAAATGCGCTCGGCATCCTCCAGCGAGCGACGGATCGCCGCCGTCAGGTGTTTTTCGATTTCCCAAGGGTCGGTCATCGAAGCCAGTTCAGGAGCCAGCTGCGGAGGCATGCCGAGCAATTGATCGCGGAGCATGCGGCCGGCGTTGTAGGCGCCGGTCTGCACCGCACTGGCTGACACCAGTGAACCCTTGGCTTTGTGCAACTCGATCTCGGCGAGTTGTGCCAGGTTGTGTTCGCGCAGTGCGCGGGCCTTTTGGAAGTCCGGCAATTGCCCGGTGGGGACAATCACTGGCGGCGGCGCAGCCATTGAAGTCGGTTCGACCTGGCTGGACAGCTGGCTATACACGTCGCGCTGCAGCCGATCTTGATGGTGCCGATCAGCGACGGCAGCCTTGCTCGGGTCAGCGGTGTCGCGAATCAACGCTTCGCTGGCCGTCACATCCACCTGTTTCCCGTCTGCGGAGAGCACCAGCCGGTTGTTGTTTTTCAACCAGGTAATGTAACTGGGTGCCCTGCCGATGCGAGCCGCGAAGGCGCTCTTTGACAGGTACATTGGTTCTGTCATAAGCCCTCCTTTTCAACGGCTTTTCAATGCAAACCTTTCAATTTCAATGGATTGAATTTCAGTAAGCTGGCAACCCTGCCGCTAACAGTTTCCCGCGGGTTTCCGACCCCGTACCCACCGGATTGCCCCAGGGTCCCTGCCGTTTTTGGCTGCCCTACCGACTTGGAAAGACGGACATGGTTGCGCGAGTCACAGCTTCTAAGATCTTGCGAGTTCGATGACCTGTATAGGGGGTGGCCTTCGGAGAGGATCCTAAAAATCCAGCACATGAACCGGGCGCCAGTGCTGTACTACCTATCGTAGGCAAAGACTGCCATGCTTCATACACATAGGCCCGTCTGAACGAACCGACGCCCGCAGAGAAATCAACCGCTCAATAGGGAGCTTTGAATGGTCAAGAACCTGTTTAGTACAGCTGAAGATTATCGGCACTACGCTCAAAAAAAGAGCAATGCGCATTACCGAATGAGCGAGAAAGCCAAATCGAAACACAACTTTCTAGGTATCCCGGTAGCTGCTTCTACGACAATCGTGGGTACGACCATTTTCACAACGCTCAACTCAACATCGCAGAATCTGTATGTGCAAATCGGAATTGGCCTTCTTTCACTATCAGCCGCAGTGCTTGCGGCACTTCAGACATTTTTTAATTTCGGTGATGTCGCTACTCAACACAAACAGGCTGCCGCAAGCTATGAGGCAGTCAGACATGAACTGGATATTTTCTTGCTCAGGCATGGTGCACTGTGTGAGGACGAGCCACTGGATGCGCCTCTCAAAGAATTACGTGAAATCGCAGCGGAGTTGGACGATATAGTGAAGAAAGCACCCAGCGTCCCTGACAGCGTGTATGACTCGGCGCAGACCAGGGTTGCAACTAGGCCAATACACCGCCTCTAGCCCCTCCAAGCCCGACTGGGCATTTAGGCTTTCCACATAGCTCGCGTTCCGGTTTCAGGTCCTTCGTGGTGAGTCTCAAATGTCCAACCGTTTAGCCGCCCAGCGCTCATAAAGACCGATGGCAATATCGGCGCCAGCCATCGCGGTCAAACAGCCTAAGCTGCCCGCCGTCCAGACCGTCATGCCAGCGCCAATCATCAGCATCATTGCCGACACACCGCAGACGATGCAGGCACCGGACCGAAGCGCGAGCCGCCGGAGCAATGCCCAACCTCGCGTCCCATCCTTGTCAGCACGCCACATCTCCCCCGACACGCCGCCAACCAGAGACAGGAGGATCACTAACCAGATCGGCATGTCTGCCAGCGCTTGCTGTTCGTTCGTCATCGCCCTACTCCATAAACGCAAAAACCCGGCGCAATGGCCGGGTTTGGTGGTGTGGTGCCTGCCGCTCTCTGCGGTCGCACCTATCGAAGATGACTACTTTTTACAGGTAGATTCCGGTGGCAGCAACCCCGTTTTAATGCCACCCGGTGAATGTCTGGGCTACGTCTAGCGAATGTCGGTGAATATCTTTATTTCGGCTTTCAGCGCCTCCGGCGCTGTCCTGCCTGTCCCACCATTCTGAATCAAAGTAGGACAGTTGCAGCCCTTGAAATTCGCGACCCTGCCCTACTGTCCTACCTTTTTTACTTTTCTCTCGTGTATAGAGAAAAAGCTAAAAGCACGCGTGCGCGCCATGGGCGCGAATACGTGTTTGCTACGCACATGTGTGCATGACGTGGGTGAAGGTCGGACAGTAGGACAGCCCGGCAACGACGCGGCTCGCGCCTGTCCTACTGCCGTAAACGACGGTAGGACAAGGCCGGACAGTAGGACAGCGGCAAACGAACGAAGGCCAGGCGTCATGCAGCCTTTCCCATCAACAGGCCAGCGATCTGCAAATGCGCTTCGTGCAGCCTCTGGTAGTAGGTATCGCGGCTACAGCCGCAGTGGGTGTACTTCTGCGAAAGAAAGCTTTCGTGATTGCAGTAGTGCTCCCACACCACCACCGACAACTGCGGCGGCAAGTGCTTGTTGACGATCAGCTCAATATCCGCAGACTCATCCAACAGCACCCTACTGCCCCGTGTCCCCCGGATCAGCTCCCCCTTGCACTCCATCAGCATGGCAATCATGTTCCCCCCGCTTGCCCCACCATAACCTTCGGGCATCGGCGAATGAAGGTCCTGCGCCCAGAGCTTGAGCATTTCATCAATACGCTTAATCAAAGCAAGGCTCCTCAATCGGTGCCTGCTGCAACGTAGTACAACGCCTCCAAGTGGCAGGCTTCTGATAAGCCCATTGCCGCACACCGCTTTTGGGTAAAGCAGTTAGGCGTTTTTTACGCCAACCAAGTCGATGCATGATTGCCCCAACGCGCATCTGCTCCGGCCTCCCCCAATGACCGAAATCCAGTTTGAGGGCCTGGCTCAGAATGTCGTTGCCGGTCGTGGTTTCGCCAATCTGCGACTCCTCCAACCATTGCAGAATTGGCCCTTGCCATTCGTCCACCACAAAGCGCTCATCCTGCGCCTCGGCAAACATCCACGATTCATCCTTGGTCACCCACCAGATATCACCAGCCTCATAACAAAACACCGTTTCGGCCCATAGCTGGTCACGGATCTCGCGCAGGGCATCGAGGTCCACCTTGTTGCAGAACACCGGCCAGTAACGCCGGTTACCCGTGGCGTCCTTGAGGTATTCCTCTTGGTTGGTGGTCCCCACGAAAACACACTGGCGTGGCACGTCGTTCGTTCGGCGGCCGTAGCTCTCGCGGTAGGTATCGATGGACGCCGAAAAGAACTGCTTGGCCTTGGTGCTCTCAGCCTTGTTGAAGCTGTCCAGCTCCCCCAGCTCGACAATCCACTTGCCACGAATCGCCTGAAAGCTGTCCTTGTCGCCCAGGGCAAACGGCGTGTCCATAAACCACTCACCACCGAGAATCCCCATCGAGGTGGACTTACCCTCACCCTGTCCGCCTTCGAGAATCAAAACCGAGTCAGCCTTGCAGCCCGGGCGCATCACCCTCGCCACGGCCGAGATCAGCCAGCGCTTACCGACCTTGGCCGAGTACTCGCTGGCCTCAACGCCGAGCACGTCGGTCAACCAGCTTTCCAACCGAGGGACGCGATCCCACACAAGCTTTCCCAAATACTCACGCACTGGGTGAAAGGCATGGTCATGCGCAACCACACTGACCGCTTCGATTACATGGGACGCCTTGACCCGCAAGTTGTATTGCTGCGCGAGCCACTTCATCACCCGCATATCATCGATGTCGGCCCAGTCACCTGCACCGCCACCGTAAGGCGCTGCACGCAGCTTGATGATCTTCGAACTGAACACGCTGTAGCCGATCACCCCAGCCCAGCGTTCGTCATTGCCAAGGATCAATTCGACATTCTGCATATGCGCGATCAAGGCACCGCTTTCACTGCGGGCCAGCATGTCCTTCCAGCCGCCCGCAGCCGGTGGTTTGACCACCGCCAACACCTGGCGACGTACCGCCTCCAAACCCTCGGCGACATGCAGGTCGTTGAAGTCGGTCCACTTGTCTTCACGCTCGCCGGAAAAGATCGGCGCAACCACCTGGCCACCGACGATCAGCGCGGCATTGTTCGCCTTTTCTTCGCCAGGGTTCCACGGCTCACCATTCGGCCGCTTGGTTTTCCAGTCATCATCCCGACAAACAATCAGCGGGCAGCCGGGGAAACGCTCGCGCATGGCCTTGCACACCACCAACAAATTGCCCGCATCGAAGGCGATTGCTACCGTCAGCGAGGTCGCCATATGCAAGCTGGCGCCTGTGGCGTAACCCTCACATACCAGCACCGGCTCACCCGGTTCCGGGTGGGGCCCAATCAGGTGAAAGGCACCCTCTTTCGACATCCCGTAAGGCCAGTAGGACTTGTCCCGGCCGGTGTCTTCTTGCTTGCTGGGAAACACCACCTGTAGGCCAACGATCTGATCCCGCACGTTGCACATAGGCACTAAAAACGCGCCAGAGCGCGGTGCGTAACGAACGCCGAAACCAACGATCTGCTTTCGATCCAGATAGTCGCTGCGGCCCTTCACCGGCATGCGTTTAAACAGCCCGGCTGCCCGATTCGCGGCACGTCGCGCTGCATTTGCAGCGATATCGGCAGCCCGGCGCTTCGCCTCCTCCTGCCTTGCACGCATCACCTCACGCTCTTCGGGCGACATCCGACCGGCCTTGACCTTGATCTTCTGTGTCTCACCCGAACGCCAATCGCCGAAGCTGCCGAAAATCAGCGTCTCATCTTTCTCCGTGTGATGTTCGTGGACTACATACCAGCCGTTCTTTTCTTTACCTTTGTCCTGCGCCGTTTTGCAGCGAGTCAGTTTGCCGAAAATCAGTGGCTGCTCAGGCTCCAGGCCGTAGTCTGCGAATTGACCCAACACCTCATCGAGCATGGCGAGCCTCCCGCTGTTCTTCAATTGATTGGCACTGTACACACTGCGTGCAACCTGGTGATGCGACTCGGCGACCTTCAGGGATCGGGTCGTCACATCCTTCGCAGAACAAAAACGAATGAATCACCGATGCAGACTTGGCGGCATTACGAGCCGCAAGCGCCTGATCGATCCGCTCCTGCACCAGATCGTTAGCGAAATCAGCAATATCAGCCACGGTCAGCACCCCGCGTCGTCTGGTTAACGTACGTGGCGCGGTTGAACATCCCCAGTAGCCCCTGAATTCCGCGAAACACCTGAAGGCGAATGGCGGCTAACTCCTCGTCGGAGACCACTCCGTCGCCGATGCTTTTGGCCCAGGTATCGGCCAGGTCAGCCACCTGCCGAAAATACTCAGCGATACCAGTGGTCAACGTCTCGGGCATGTCATTGGTGTACGCCTCGGCCAGTTCCTGCCAGGTCGTGTCACCAACCAGGGCATGCACCGCATCCAGAATGCGGCGATCCTTGGTCAGTTCCAGGATCTCGCCGAACTCCTGAATGTTCACCGTGTGGCTGGGATGTGTTGGAGAGAGTTTGTGCTGCAGCGTGGTGGCGTTTCTGCCGGTGGTGGCGGCAATTGCAGCGGCGCCGCCGGGGTAGTCCCGAGCAGCATGGTAAAGCGCGAGATCGAGCGGCAGGACTTCCCGCTGCGCCCGTTCTACAGAACTCAGAGCAATTCGGCTCATGGCATTAATCCTTACAGGTTGCCAGTGCCTCGCGACATGCAGTGGTGTTACATTTGCCGCGTGGCTTGAAAGGGCCCAAACGCCGGCGAGGTCCGCAAGACCAACACCGGCACCGTGCCGAGGCGAACAATCCGTTGTTCACCCCTGGCGCAACAGCTGCCCAATCTGTGGTGGAAAAGGCAGCAACACCAAGGCATCCGTGCCTTGGAAAGCGCAGTAAAGGGAGGTGGTTAGCATGTGGTGTGCCCGCCTACCTTTACTGCGACCCGACAGCGCTGTGGTGGTGCGTGTCGGGAGGAACTGGGCGGCCTTAGGGTCGCCTTTTTTCTAGCTATGCTGCAGCTCTATGAGATGCGGATGCATGTAGCAGCCAATCTGCTTCAAACACATTGCCCTTCTGCTTTGCTGCTGTCGCCAAAAGCGCAGCGTATTGGGTTTCACCTGTGTAATCGGTTCGCGGTAAGCATGCGGCTTGACGCCACTTGTTAAGCGCTTGATAGCTCCGGTCGCAAATTTTTGCGGCGGCCCCAATGCCGCCTACGGCTTCAAAAGCGAATGCGATGGCATTCGGAAAATCTGCGGGGTCCAGCATGGCAACCTCCATTTATCAACTTTCAGTTGATGTTATAGATCAACTGACTATTGCGCAACCTTTATGAGACTCTCAACTCATGGTTGATAAAAATGCACTCCGCGCAGCTTTCAGCGAGCGCCTACATGAAGCACTCAACGATGCTGGCGTACGTAGCCGAGGTCGCGGGGTTGACATCCATCGTCAGTTGAAAAACTTAGGAGTTAATAAAACCACGCAAGCCATAAGCAAATGGCTAAACGGGGAAGCAATAGCTGAAGCGGATAGCATGGTTGCGCTTTGTTCTTGGCTGAAGGTACGGCGAGAATGGCTAGAGTATGGGGTGTTGCCGAAAGAGCTCACTGTCGAGCGTAATCGTCGACTAGCGGCGGGAGATGAAAGCAACGTTACTGAAGTTAACCACCGTTTTGGGAAGGTGCCGTTAATCTCTTGGGTGCAGGCTGGCGCTTGGTGTGAGGCGATCTCAAATTTCGAAGCCTACGATCCTGACTCATGGCTTTCGTGCCCCGTTCCTATTAGCAATCAGGGATATGCTTTGAAGGTTTTGGGCGATTCGATGACGAATCCTGGACCAGGCCGAAGCTACCCAACCGGATGCATTATTTTTGTCGACCCTGAGGCTGAAACGAAAACCGGTGATCGAGTGATCGCCAGGGTTCCTCGCACTAACGAAGCTACGTTCAAGATTCTCGTAGAAGATGCAGGCAGGCAGTTTCTGAGGCCAATCAATCCGCAATATCCAATCATTGATATCACGGAAGAGACACATATCTGTGGCAAGGTTGTTGGATCTTTTATTCCCGAATAATCGAATCTGCAGCTTTCAAGTTTACATACTTACGCCATCATTGCATCAAGACCAGCTAGAGCAGCAGACTCCAAACCTTTTTCTACTACGGACCCTATAAGGGTCATAAGGTATACTTGTTCCGCAGGCGTCTGCGCCTCCATCAACTTGTTTCCAAGTTGAACTACAACATTACCAACACTATTATCAACCATATTGTACCCCCCACACTTGAGCACAAATCTCAGCAATCCACAGATTTCAATTAACGCAATACCTTTTTCAGTTAAAGGCATATAAAAACCTGCGACCTCAATTATGCGAATATGCTCCGCATAGTCATGAAAATGCGGATGGCAAAATTTATAGTCATCTGGATCTTCCGGAAATTTTCTACGAGTTCTTGAGGGCTTAACAAGAACCTCCTTATTAGACTTACTTCCATTGCAATCCTTGCAACTAACGCACAAATTTTTAGGCTCAAACATAAACTGAGGATTTTCATCCTTAGCAATTATATGCTCCGCATCCCAAACACCCAAGTGCCCAACAACTATATACTGCTTGCAATACGGACAGGTATAGTTTTGAGATTTCAAATAGTGTTCTTTTATTGCCTCTTTTACATCAGCATATTCGCCCTTATGAGTATTTTTCCAAAAATCACCTGTTTTAGATTTGAACGGGAGCGCGTTGAACTTATCAACAAGAATTTGCTGCTCGACGGTATAAACTACTGGAACAAGCTTTAGATTGGCTACCATCGCTCAATCACCTTTCACTCGTAACAGTGCACTTTCCAATAGCGAAATCAGCCGCAACACGGGGTCATCACGTTCCAATTTCACCTTAAGCGAAATGAGTCGATTCAATATCTCAACACGCTCATCACTCAAGGGGAGTCCAGAACCTAGAGTGCTCAACGCACTGAGGACCTCTCGGGAAAGGTACTCATTTTTGAATCCGGGCGTATGAAAAACGTTTGCTAACTGAAAGTCAGCGGATCTTTTATTCATCAACTCGGCAGCAGACAAAACATTGTTTTCGAGGTCCAATACAAAACAGTTTTCATTACCCAACTTAGCGACAATTTGCGGCGAATGAGTAGCAATAACAAAATGACAACGCTTGAAACGACTAAACATAGACATTAGTAGTTCAATGTAGCGCTCCTGCCACTCAGGATGCAAACAAACCTCAGGCTCATCAATACAGATAAGGGAGCCATCCTCAATTTGACTTGCGATCCCTAGCATTGTCATTACAACACATTGCTCACCCGAGCTAGCGTCTTTTATTTTGATTTTTTTATTATTCTTCTCTAACGTCACATCCCTTAACCGCAACAATCCCATAGCATGTAGATAATGAAAATATTCATCTAGAGGCTCTCTATTATTTGCATCTATCACGCCTTCAGAACTCAACTCGACAGAAATCGTTGCCTTTTCGTGCTTTGAGTCATATTGCTGCATACATAGCAGAATTTTTTCCAACACAGCATGTCGTGTTTTTTTATTACTTACCGCTCTTCTAATCTTATAGTTTATTATATTTTTTATATACTCCTCCAACTGAGCAACTGGCTCCGGAGAATTTATTATTTTCTTCAACCCACTAAGCTTAGAAACGAGATGAAACTCGGCTTGGATTTTTTGATCGTATCCGAGATAACTCAAAGTACGTACTACAGAAAGGGCGTTTGAGGGATCCGTACGCATCGCCCGCATCAGAGCACCTATAATTTGGCTCAGATATCCCAAGCCAAGATTATCATTCATTATCCCTTTCAAACCGAGATAGCAATATCCCGCCCTTAAGTTCATCTCCCGCGCTATAGTCATGCGTTCAAAGGGAAACTTATCAAAAGGACTAGTCGAGACTGCTATTACCTTTCTTGGCACCTTTCCTTCAAACGATGAAGAAACTTTTATCGGCTCAACAGTTGCAGTTTCTTCAAATAAACCGGGAGGTGTCAACGCGTTTATCAAACTACGCAGCAGTCGACTTTTACCAGAACCGTTGCGACCTACAATCGTTGTATAAATATTATCGGTTAGATTTTCATTATCATGAAACTTAAGTTGAACCCCATTGAACAAGCATCCTTCAATCACCGCGAGCCCTCCCTGCCTAAAATTAAACGAGCAGGGTAACCAGATGGGATGTAGATCGCAAATAGCCATCACCATCCTTTCTCAATCTTTTGGCGCATACGCTGGTGGTCAATCATAAGCAATTGACTTTAATCAACCATCAGTTGATATTTGCTTCACTCTTCCACCACAGAGCGAGGCAAAACCATGCACACCACAGCCACCCTACACGTCCACCCAACCGCAGCTAACCCCTGCCGTATCTTCGAAATTCGTCGCCTGGCGCGCGAATGCGGCTGCTCGTTTGCCACCACCAAACCGAAGCCGAAAGCCAATACTGCACCTAGTCCATTCGATCCGAACGGCGGAGGTCACGCAGCATGAGCAAATTCCAACTCGACAACCGCACCCTGCTGTTGCTCAACGCGCAGGTCAACCTGACCGAGACTTTTAGCCACGTATTGCGGTCCGCACCCAAGCGCGAGGCCCTGGCCTTTCGCCTCAAGGTTGAACGCGGCACAACGGAGACTATATTCGTCGTCGAGCTGGGCAGCGAACGCCACACGCTGACCTTGCACAACGAAAAGAAAATGCATCTCAAGCTGGCCGATTTCATAGAGGAGATCGCCAACGGCCCTTTCGACACAAGCAACTCCGCTGATCTGCTGTATTTGCCCCACGCCAAGCGCAAATACGGAAGGCTAGATCTCCAGGACAAGCAACGCTTATTCGAGCTGATTATCACCGGCGGCACCCTGGGTCTGGACATGGGTTTCGATCTCCCTCTTCACGTCGCGATCCACCGCACGCATACCCGGCCCGGCGTCACCACCATATTGAGCATCGGCGTAAAGAGCCCACGCACCAAATGCTTCACCGTGTGCGGCACCGATTCCGAGATATACGGCAAGGTCGTCGAGTCCATCAACCATCTGGCTGCTGCGGCGACACCTGCCGCACACGCTGCGTAAGGGGGATGCCATGGAACGCACACTCGCTCAAGCCGCAAGCCAACTTGGCCTGACTCGGCCCAAGCTCATCAGCCTGATGCGCGAAAAGGGTCTGCTGAACGAACGGAACCTGCCGGCCTACCCCACCCGTGACCGCGACTATCTACGGGTCAAAGATGGTCACTGGTACCACGACCAGCTCGGCATGCAGTACAGCCAATCAACCCGGGTCAAACAGCCTGGCATTCGCTGGCTGGCCAAACAACTGGGCCTGGAACCACCAGCCATCCCGGTAGATGTCCGTGACGTGGCCTAGGGAATACGCCCGCCAGATCATCGCCATGCGTACACGTGAGGAGCGCAACACCGCGCTCCTCGAAGTACCCGAGCATCTGCGGGAGCTGACCAAGTGCCACTGCCTGAACGCCTGGAATCACCCGTCACGGTTTAATCGCAAGGAGGCCGCACAAGCCCATGAGTCACACCAATCAAAATCCGCTCCGGCTGATGCCGGCACCAGAAACCGTAACCGTTGAATTGCTCTACCGCACCTTCGGCGACGTGCTTATCCCTCTGGAAAAACTTCGCCTGCAGTACTTCCGCAACCTCAATGAGCAGACGTTCGCATCCGACCTGGACAACGGCCGCATCCCGCTACCGGTGACCACGCTCAAAGACAGCCGGAAGTCCTTCAAGTACGTCCACATTCGCCACCTGGCGTCATGGATCGACATCAGGGCCTACTCGGCGGACGAGGAGCAAGCTAAGAAACAGACCGATTCAACCCAGCAAAACCAATAACCCCAAACGGCCGCCACCACCGGCCAACCGCAACAACCAGGAGCACACCACATGACTGCAATTCAGATCTGCGCACTGTTCGTCCTCATCTTGCTCGTCGGCCTGACCTATTGGGCGGGGTATCGCGGAGGCCTCATAGACGGTCGCGTCGAAGGCATCGATGAGGGTAAGGCCACTCAACAATCCGAAGATCTGGAGACTATCCAGAGCCTGAAGCTCTCCCTTGGCCATGCTCGCGAAAAATACGGTCGACTGTACCGGAGCTATGAGCGCGCACTGGCCGTCTCGAAACTGGGGGAAACAGAGCGCCAAACGCTGCTGGCCATCGCCGAAAAACTCAGGATCGCGGCAGAAATGTTTGCAGCATTCCGTACCGGCAAAAAGCTTGAACGTGACTCCGTTGCACTTCGTGAACAAGCACTCATGATGGCCGCCCTGCTGGAACCAGCAAAGCAGGGGGCGGCAGCATGATCGAGGCCATTGATTTGTTCTCTGGCCTTGGCGGTTTGACGCAAGGCGCCACGGATGCAGGTGTTAAGGTCGTCTATGCAGCTAATCATTGGCCTGAAGCGGTTCGCTGGCATAGCGCTAACCATCCTCATGCCACACACGCATGCCAAGACTTACGACAGGCACGCTGGGCCGATATGCCTCGTCACGACCTAGGCCTGGCCGCGCCCTGCTGCCAAGGCCACACACGTGCGCGGGGAAAAGGAGCGGACAACCCAGAACACGACGATTCGCGATCGACCGCGTGGGCTGTTGTGGACTGCGCTGAAAGCCGTAAACAGGATGCCTGGGTAATCGAGAACGTACCAGAGTTTATGAACTGGACGCTTTACCCCGCTTGGGCTCAAGCGATGAAAGCCTTGGGCTACCAATTGGCACCTCATATTGTCGACTGCGCAGACCTTGGCGTTCCTCAGCACCGCGTCAGATTGTTCATGATCGCCACCAAAAGCAAAGCGCCGTTACACCTTCAGCTTCCACGGTACGAGCATGTTCCGGCACGCTCGTTTATCGACTTCGACTCAGGAAACTGGTCGTCCATTGAAAAGCCTGGTAGAGCCGCATCAACAATCAACCGAGTTGCCAACGGCCGCAGAAAATTTGGCGATCGATTCCTAATGCCCTACTACGGTTCTGGATCTGGCTTGACCGGCCGGAGCCTGGACCGCCCGGTAGGCACAATAACGACCCGCGACCGATGGGCAGTCGTCGATGGGAATAGGATGCGGATGCTCACTGCAGACGAAGTACTGGCTGCGCAGACTTTTCCGAGCAGCACTCTCCGTCCAAACAACCACCGCTTAACCGTGCATATGGCCGGCAACGCCGTGCCCCCACTTGCAGGGAAGAGAATTATTCAAGCGCTCAAGGAGGCCGCATGACAGAGCTACCCTCTCGCAGGGCATGGGGGAATACCCTGGAACTGCACAGCGAAACGCTCACCGATGACGAGTTGGCCACCATCACGGGCTACCAAATGCCCTCTCGTCAAATTCAATGGCTGAAGGAAAACCATTGGCAATTTGTGCTGACGGGCGCCCGCCGCCCGATCGTTGGCCGCGTCTATGCCCGCTTGAAGCTAGCCGGGGTTAAGCCCACAGCATCCAATGCCGTCGCCGAAACATGGACACTCGACCTTGCAAGCGTGAGTTGATCAATGCGCCATAAGAATGCAGCAAACCGCGACCTCCCACCGCGCATGATCCGCAGAGTTCGAACACGCAAGAATGGCGAAGTGTGGGTGGGGTATTACTACAACGGCAGGGACGCCGAAGGCAACCGAAAGGAAATTCCGCTCGGCAGCGACATCGATGAGGCAAAAATCGAGTGGGCCAGGCTGGAACATAAAGCCCCGCCGAAACCCACTCACCTGATGGGTTCGCTGTTCGACCGGTATGAAGAGAAAATCATCCCAGGGAAAAAGCCTCGAACTCAGAAGGACAATCTCAAGGAACTGAAGCAGCTCAGAAAGTCATTTGAGAATGCACCGATCGAGTCCATCACCCCCAAAGTGGTGGCCTTGTATCGGGACACCCGTACAGCGAAAGTCAGGGCGAATCGCGAGATCGCCCTGCTCTCGCACATGTTCACCATCGCACGCGAATGGGGTCTCACCGAGAAGGCAAACCCTTGCTTCGGTGTACGACGTAATAAAGAGAAGCCCAGGGACTATTACGCCGGCGAAGCCGTGTGGAACGCCGTTTACGCCGAGGCAGTGCAGGAACTAAAAGACGCCATGGACCTGGCCTACCTGACTGGTCAGCGTCCAGCGGATGTACTCAAAACATCTGCTACGGATCTGAACAACGGATTTTTGATGGTCGGTCAGGGTAAAACTGAAAAGCGCTTACGTATTCGTCTGGAAGATGAAGGCACGGAATCCGACTTGAGCACCTTTATAAATCGCCTTCTTGAACGAAAATCTGTCAACGGAATAAAGACCTCCACCCTTATCACTAACGCTTCCGGCCTGCGAATGAGTCAGCAGATGCTCCGCAATCGATGGGATGAAGCTAGGGAAAAAGCCGCGAGCAAAGCTGTCGGGAGGGGAGATGCAACTCTTGCCGTCAGTATTCGACAGTTTCAGTTCAGAGACATCCGACCAAAGGCCGCAAGCGAGATCGAGCTCGACCACGCCAGCCGATTGCTTGGACACTCGACAGAGGAAATGACCAAGAAAGTTTATCGTCGAGTTGGGGAAATAGTGAGTCCTACAAAATAATTAGGCGGATCGTATGCCGTTTTAAGCAATATAAATCATTGAGGCTCGTGAAGTTTAAACCCCAAATAGTAAAGTCCCCAAAAGGTTGCCGCCAGCATCTGCATTAACAACACGTAGTAAACAAACGTCATTCCCAATATCAAAATCTTGCTTGCGACCCCACCCCAAAGCGAGAATTCTGCAATCACACTCCCGTAAGAGAGAAACAAAACGGAATACAATACCAACGCTATGCTTTCGCAAGTCAAGAAGGCGAAAAGCATAGCTAAAAACCTACGCCTGGTGAGCTTTACCAAAACGTTTTCCCCTCTGGTCATTAATTTAACCGTAGGAGTAGGCTCAGGTAAGACGTTATCAATATCATTACGACCGAAGGTTGCTATTGCTGCCAGAGCCGCTATGTAAAAACCCGGAAGGCTTGAAAAAAAACCAAGCAGCATACTGACAGGCCCAGAAGACCTGTAGATATCTGAATTTCCTCCCTCCCCTACTGAGCAGAGAGTACATACAAAAGCAATTACAATTGGAAAAAGCCAATCAACCTTCCACTTTTGCGGATGCCGTATCGCCAGATAAGAAAGAGGCTGCAACATTTGATTCAACATTTCATGTCACTCCAAGCTTTTCAGTACTTCCCTTACTATAGCATGATTAACATTTTCGATACTCGCAGAGCTAACATTATTAGCAGATGAAATGTAATACCGTTTTAGATAACGTCCATCTGTAGCAAGTTGACCGGTATCCACAGAAAGTAACGCACTATTAGGAGAGCCCGAACCGTCCTTAAAACTGACTCGCATTTCAGACATACCATCGCTTTTAGCATTCCGAAGTACATCTGTTACAGTTTTAATTGCGTCCCCTATCAAATCCTTTTCAAGCTCCAGCTTGATTACGCGATGTTTCTCTTTTACGAATCCAGCGTCATCCCATTTCCCACCGACACTCTTATAGCTTATAAGCTCGATACCACCCAACGCGCCACTCTGCAAATCAGTTTTAAAGGATTCCGAAATATGACCATGCAACTCAACTTCGTGGTTAAGATGCACCAGTTGCGCTTGCCCTTTCTTATCGCTCGATCCGTCGATATTCGGTATCTTGAATAGCAGTGGCTTCTGCTTTTTGCAATGCCTAATCACATGTGCAAAGTAGCTCGTAATAGCACTACTACCTAACCCCGCACCATACGAGGCTTCAATAATACAAAAATAGTATCCTTCGCCCAATACAGGATCCAGATTCAGGATCAAATGCGCTGAAAACTCAGAACCTTGCCCTGGCAATTTTTCATTGACAGTTCGCTCCTTTGATTCAGGATTGCTATATACCGAATCCGGCGCACTAGGATCACAACGATTAATAAGCAACACCCAATACCCATCAACGGTATCGGTGTGAGCTATATAATACTTATCAGCCTTATCACTCTGCCCCTTGCTTAAAAAATTATCGCCACCCGCTCTAAGGTCTTCAACAATCTGCTTGATTTCACGCATGGACTTTGGCTGAGCCGGAAAATCAGCTGTGTTACCCTCCGCTCTAGAACGGCCACGAGCGTACAACTTCATATCAAAAAATGTTGCAACCCTTCTAGACAT